TCTCGTCAATGACCATATAGTTAGTGCCGGCATTCGGATATTTCTTGTCTGGACGAATGTCATTTTCAAACTGCTTCATAAAGTAACCCGCCTGTTCGTCTCCTTCTGCGAAATCAAACAAGATAACAAGCATATCAAGTCCGCCCTGGCTTTTTTTCTCTGATACCTGCTTAATTACCATCTTATGACCGCCAAGCTTAATTGGTTCAAATTCTCCTGCTGCCTGTGTAGTATCGTAATTATTTGGTTTCTGCATTATCTGTTCCTCCTAATTCATAATAATCTCTGATAACCTTGTCAACTTCTGCAAGGTCGTTATCAATAGTTAAACTGCCAAACATCCCGATTGGGGACTTGCTTACCGCTCCCTGACTGGACTGAGTGACAAATAAGTGTTTTCCACTCTCTTCGATGCATCGAAGAACGATGGTAAACATGCCCTCGATGCAAACTTTTTCGTCCAGAAGTTTTCCGATGGTCTTAGGCTTTACTTCTCCAGAATCATCCTTTTCTTCATGCATCATAAGGTAAACAATTTTATTCTGCGGTACTTTTGTTACAATGAACTGGATAAGATTCCAGAAATAGTCTCCAATATCATTGTACAGAGCGAACACTGCATTGCCTTTTCCGGCAGAAGCGTGTCCCTTCATGAAATGATTCGTGATAAGATATCCTGCATCGTCAATTACAATTGACTCTGCTTTTGATGCGATCAGACACTTCATTACCTGCTGGTAATCATCTGTAAACCATCCGTCAATCTTTCCTTTAAATGGAAGTGGTTTATTCAATACTCTGATAAGATTCCAGCGTTCATTCTGGCAGTTTCTAAGACTGGTGCTCTTGCCAGAACCAGATTTTCCGATAATTAATACTGGTGTTGCCATTACTATTCCTCCTTGTCATAAACCACATGCTTGCTGCCCTCAACAATCAGCAAACTCGCGATATCCTTCATAGAAATGGTTGATTCATTATAGATTTCGACCAGTGCGTTGTATGCAACTGTTGATACTTTCACAACCGGGTTATCTTTATCAGTTGCCGGCTGCTTCTTTCTTGCTGGAATGCGGATTTCAAATTCACTCACCGATATATTTCCTCCTTATACGATTTCTGAGCCGTTAAAAGCCCATTCAGAGCCTGTACGTAGCTCGCTAATGTCCTCGCCTTGTACGAACTCTCGATGTAGTTATCAGCTACAAGGGAAAGCTGCTCGTCTATCAGAGCAAGGATTTCGTTAATTCTATCCTGCATCTTTTCTCACCTCACTAAAGAAACAATACACATTGTCAGATCCATCTCCTCTCGCCGGATTCTGCTCGCCGCTTGGAAAGATTCCACCAGCGCAATGATACTCAAGATGATTCAGATACATGTCCGGGTTCTCCCAGTCAAGAATGTACGCTTTCCGCCTGTTCAGCTCCTCCAGAAGCTCGTTCACTGTCGTTGTCAGTTCCATTGTTGGCAGAAGCTTCAGCTCCATCTGATTCAACATTTAACGGACGCCTCCCATCTATCAGAAGTTCCAGTAAGAAAGTTCTGATTATCTTAAGCTTCTCGCGGATTTCTCTTTCAGAAAGATAATCAAAATTTATAGTTTGATACAAATCCCAATTGAATTCGTTTCCGAGAACTTCGATGATTTTTTTTCTTTTAACTCCTCTTACATTTAATCCGTGTGATGAATGTTCAAACGTAATACTTGCTGTCGGAACTTCGTTTACGACTCTTTTACAGAGTTCATAAATTTCATCGACTTCTTTCTCAAACATTTTCATTCTCCTTTCTCTCTGGCGTATCAACATCCCAGAGAATTCCATATACAATCATCGTGGTCATCGCCGCCGCAAAAAGCTGCCTGCCCGGTCCGCCCCACTGCCAGAATGGAAGAAACGTGGAAAAGCTCCCGATCAGTGCGGCACAGATGATGTTCTTCAGATTATTCACTAATACCTCCCAGAATCCACGCAAGGTTGCTCGCTACCAGTGCAGCTGTTGTTACAACCCATGCGGTGAACCATCTTTTTGACTTTTTCTTGCTTTCTTCGACAATTTCAGTCGCAAGTGCTACTTCGATGTCAGCCCATGTCGGCTGATTTTCGTTTTTAATTTCACTCATATCTAGCTAATTTCTCCTTATTTTTTCTTATTTGTCTTTACAATTAGCAGATAGAGAACTATAATGTATCTATCCACTAAGGTACTTTAGTGGGTGCAAAGCTCCGGGGTGGAGGTGTCGACTCCCTCCGGGGCACTCACTTATTGAGAGCAGCCTTGCCTTTCCAGACATGACCAGTTACTTCATAGACTTTCCTAGGGCTTATGATGTATGTGATCCTGCCACCGGAAAGGCTTTTTGCTGGCTTGTTATTCTGGATAGCAGTCCCAATCGGCAGCCATCCGTATACAATTCCTGCTCGGATTGATGTTACAGGAAGTCCGATCAGCTTGCTTGCATCAGATACGCTCATGTTCTCCGAGGAGAACTCTGGCATCTGTGGAATGCCTGATATGATTCTCGCAACCTCTGCGGCGAACTGATGAACTTCTGCATTTTCTTTGATGTAAGTATCAACTTCGCTCATTTTATGCTCCTTTCTTGTGGTATACTCCCTATAGATGGGAGGTGATAATAATATGAAACCGAATATAGCAAACGGCTCCATAGTTCCGCACAGCGTCCTTGAACAGCAAATAAAAGAAGCTAAAGAAAAAGAATTACGGAAACAGCAATGGCGACATGATTTCCGAGTAGCTTTATTTAGTGCTGTTGTTGGCGGATTCACTGGATTCCTGGCTACTGTAATCACTCAGATGTTACTTTAACACCCACTGTGCGAGTAGGCTTCCGAGTACTCCACAGGTAGCCGAAAGCACAAAACAAAGAATCCAAAATGCGATTCTATTTTTCAATTTGCTTTCACCTCCAAGTTAAGAACTTTGTAGATGGTTTTAATCTGCCTGATTACTTTCTGGAATCTTCGGCTCAAGAAACTTGTCAGTTTTATCGGGATTCTTGTATTTTGCAATTGTTTCGCCGACCCCAAGGAAATACCCCTTGTCAAATTCCGACATATTAGGAACTGCCTTGGTTATTGATTCAAGAATCTTTTTTTCTTTTTCAGACATGCACTCACTCCTTTCTTGTGATATACTCTCCTGTAAAGGAGGTGCTCATTTGATAACAAGATATCAATATAAAATATTGAAAAAAGCTTTAAGAAATTGTGGATTTACTCCTGGTAATCAGCGTGAAGCAGATGCTTGCAGATACCTTTTCGGTAAAAAGTGCTTTATGCGTTCAAGGTCGCAAGATCACGCATATGAAATCACGCAAGCGGGTGAAGTCGCCATGAAAGCATATTTTCAAGATATATCCAGATTTTGGATAACAACTGTTCTGTCAGTCATTGCGCTGATTACCGGCCTTTTCTCAATTTCTATACAATCAGAGCCACTATTGAAATTATTAGAGCAATTATTGAAATAACTGCTAAAACGTGTGTGTCGGTAGATAGCGAATCTACATAATGTGTATACATTTGTAATAATTCCTTTACCGAAAATTCAACATCTACCTGCTCACATGGCTCTTTTTCAAAGATACAGTCCATATCTACTGTCCCGCCAAACGGAATAGGCTCATCTGGAGGAACAATCCTTCTTTCCGGCATCTTTAAATCACCTTTTTCACCTGTTAGAACTGCTTTCTTAATTTTGTTTGTCTGGTCTTGTAAATCCCAGATACGATTCCACAGGTCAGAAATTGTTTTGTCGATTTCTTTCTTCTTGCGCTTCACTGTTTTCACCTCCTTGTTTTTGTTGATGAACAAATAATAGCACTTACATTCTTGTTTGTCAACATGTTTTATCAAATTATTTTCAATTTTTCTTGTTGACCAGCAAGCGTAATAATGGTATACTTCATATTAAGAAAGGAGGAACAATGTTGGAAACGATAGGAGAAAGAATCCGATCTATCAGAGAAGAACATCACATGTCCCGAAGAAAATTCGGAGAGGTTCTCGGCACTAGCGAAAACGCTATTGTCAATATAGAATATGATAGATTGAAACGTCCTGACCAGAAAGAACCTATATATAAGCTGATTTGCAAAGAATTTGGAATTAATATGGAATGGCTTATGTACGGGACTGGCGATAAAGAATGTGATGATTTAAGAGATGCTCAAATTTCCGAGTTTGTTGGAAGAACTTTTGAAAACGAATCTGAAACGTTCAAAAAAAGGTTTATTGCCATGCTTTCATCATTAGATGAATCTGATTGGGAAACACTTGAAAAAATTGCAAATTTGCTTCAAAACAAAAAAGAGCAGGAATAACACCTGCTCTCTTTTTATAAGATACCACGAACAAAATGATAAATTATCTTTAATTTTCTGGAGTCCATCTTTTCTAAAAGTTTAATTATTTTTTCTTTATAGTCCATAAATAGCCCTCCCTGTCGCAACTACCGCCTACACTACAGTATATGTCCGGCTGTGGGAAATAGAACCGAACATCAGTTCGTTTCATGCCATTATATTACTAATGTTTGCTCTTGGCAACTGCCAGATATACACCGATATGCTTATGATTGCATAGAAATTATTCGTAACATCAAAGATATAGTCTTTTCTGTTTAGTGGCAGGGCGAATAAAAACGGCAGCATGGTCTGCTTTATTTCATGGGCGCTATTCTTATGTAGGGTAGAAGATCTGTACGCATTTTGGACAGAATACACTTCTGACTCTTCACGGATATAATCGTCTACACACATTGGTAAATAAACAATGTAATTAAGCAAAAGCACAGCTCCTATTATAATTAGTATATTTTTGATTATTTTCATTTCATAAATCACCTCAAAACGTCTATTTACAACTAAATTTAACGATGCTATAATAAAAATAACATATTTAAACACTTTTTTTTGCAAATGGCGAAAACAATGTTTACAAGGGAATGATTTACATGAAAATTGCGATTTGTGACGATGATAATTTACGGATTGAGATTTTCAAAAATAGCATTGACCGATATCTAAAAGAGCATGGTGATGGTGGATATACATTAGCCACCTACACCAGCGGAAAGCCTTTGATCGACGATGTTTCAGATGGTGAATGGTATGACATAATAATTCTTGATGTCTCCATTAACGGAGAAAATGGCATAGAGATTGCCAAAAGATTAAGAAAAATCGGATACTATGGAAATATCACTTTTTGGACAGAACGCAAAGAATGTGTATTTGATGCACTTGATGTGCTGCCGGTTCATTACATCATTAAAGGCTCTGAGCATGGAAGAATGTATTCAGTTGTTGAGCAGACACTTGAAAATATCCGTGAAAAAACGCTTACTATCAAGAACAAGGACTACTTTCACAGAGCTGAATTCCGGCATATTGAATACATCGAAAGCCAGAACAAATACATAATGATCCATTGCACGTGCGGAATATCACACAAGGAACGAGGAAAGCTCAATGATATCGAAAAGAGTCTTGACGGAAGATTTTTGCGCTGCCACCAGAGCTATATAGTTAATATGGACGAGGTAAGCGAAGTAAGCCATTTTTTTACGATGGCATCTGGCGCGATCGTCCCGATCAGGCAAAGAGAACTTGCGAAAATAAGAGAAAAATATGAAAACTACGTCATTGGAGGGAAATAAAGCATGAGCGAAGAGAAAACAAAGAAATGCAAATATTGTAAAACGGAGATTCCGGCAGATGCTAAAGTCTGCCCGCAGTGCCGGAAGAAATTAAAAGGTGGAAAGCTCAAATGGGTTGTGCTGATAATCCTTGTCGGAGCCATCATCGGAGCTGTAGCTGGTGAAAGTGATTCAGAATCAGATAAAAGCGCAGCAACCGCTACTTCTTCAGAAAAGAAAGAAACTACTACTAAACAAAAAGAAGAAGCTGCGCCAATCGAGTACACTACTGTTTCTGTTAATGATATGATGTCCGATCTTGATAGTAACGCCATGGGTGCATCTGACAAATACAAAGGCAAATATCTTGAGATCACTGGAAATCTCAGCAACATTGATGCCTCTGGAAAATACATCAGCCTCACAGCTGACGGCGATTTTGAAATCATCGGCGTACAGTGTAATATTAAAAACGACGAGCAAAAATCAAAGGCAGCATCTCTTACCAAAGGCGATAAAGTAACATTAAAAGGAAAATGCACAGATGTTGGAGAAGTCCTTGGATATTCTTTTGACATTGACGAGATTGAGTAAACCAGACTAGCTCCTGCTTAACGGCAGGGGCTGTTTTTATACAAGGAGGAAAATCATGGCAAAAAGAAAGAAATACCCGAAATTGCCGAATAGTTTCGGGTCTATCCGCTATCTCGGCAAGGGTCGAAGAAACTGCTATGCAGTGCACCCACCGGCAACGATTGACGCAACAGGAAAAGCGATCCGTCCGCCTGCGATCTGCTACGTTGACGACTATCTGAAAGGGTTCGCCGTTCTGACAGCATACAAAGCCGGAACGTACAAGCCAGGTATGGAAAAGGAACTTGAGATTGCCCCTACAACGGACGCAGACGCCCTTATAAGCCGTATTTTGTCGGACTACAATACATTTAAGGGCACAGAAGAAAAACACCCGGAAACGCACAAATTGACGTTCTCAGAGGTATATGAACAATTCTACGCATGGAAATTTCCAGACGGAACAAAAGCGTCTTATAGCTCGATGGAATCATACAAAACAGCTTACTCAAACTGTAAAACATTGCGCAATCGCACATTTGAAGATTTAAAAGCCCCCGACTTGCAAGACGTAATAGATAAATGTGCTCTTAAAAAGCAGAGTAAAGCAATTATATTAACCCTCTTTAAGCAGATGTATAAGTATGCCATTTATTCAGAAATCGTGTCGGAAAACAAGGCTTTGTATGTAAAAGTTAACGCAAATGATGATACAGAGCACGGCACGCCTTTTTCAGATGAGGAATTGCAAATCCTTTGGAATAACACCGATGATCCAGAAGTACAGCTCATTTTGATCATGTGCTACTCCGGCTGGCGAATTGGAGAAGTGCTGAAGCTTACGACAAATCTTGAAGAGAGATATTTCCAGGGCGGCATCAAGACCGCAGCCGGAAAAGACAGGATCGTTCCGATTCATCCGGCCATATATGAGTTTGTGAAGAATAAGGTTCTGACGCAAAACGGCAGGCTCTGCATCTATTCTCAGACGCAACACCGAAACGCCCTGTTCTACCCTACACTGGAACGATTGGGGATAGTCGGCGATCCGAAGCACACGCCGCATGATTGTCGACACACCTTTTCCGCCCTGTGCGAAAAATATGGCGTCCGGGAGAACGACCGGAAGAGGATGTTGGGACATTCGTTTGGAAACGATGTCACGAACGCTGTGTACGGTCACAGAACCCTGGAAGAACTCCGGGCAGAGATTGAAAAAATAAAAGTTCCATTTGTGACTAACTGTGACTAACCGTTCCTATTTTCATCTTTTTTAAACTGTCTTAATTACTCTAACAAAAGTCTGTAAAGTCTTGATTTTACTGGCTTTTCCGCATTTTACAAGGGATTTCGCAAAGACATTTTCTTTAATCTAATTTTAATGAAAATCTTCAAGAATCCTTTGTTTATGCGGGTTTTGAGACTTTATTTGTGACTAATTTGTGACTAACCGTGTAAATCTATATCTGTTCATAACATCGTAATTTGACGTAAAAAAAAGAGAGTCGGGTTTTTATGCCCAACTCTTTTTTTTGACTGTCCGCTCGTGCCGCTGCTAACAGCCCCCGAATTGGGACATACAGCTCTTCCGTTCATGCACGGCAGAATCAATCTGCACTCTTCACTGTGCGTAGCCACACAGGAAACTTTACATCATAAGTTCAACCCCTGTGCGACTGTTAACAATATAACTTATTCTGAAGAAAAAATCAATCAGAACATAAATTTGGTTAAAAGAAAAAAAGCCCCGAGGATTAACTCCAAGGGGCTTAATTTGTCATTTAGTATTTGCCTTCATGTGCTCAATCACTTTCTTCCAGGTATCAATGCCGCAAGTTCCATTCGCCTTTACACCAACATTTTTCTGAAAAACCTTGAGGGAATTACATGTGTCGTTCCCAAACTGTCCGTCAACTTCCACACCCAGCATTGCCTGAAGCATTGCTACGGCTGTACCGGAACTGCCCTTTCTCAGAATCGGAAGTCTTGTCTGGAAGGTACCGGTGAGCGTGGTTGAAGGCGTACTTACTTTTGCGCCGGTGGTAACAGCAATAGCCACGTGGTGGTTATCATTCAGGAGGATATCTCCTGCTTTTAGATAGTCACCAGATATCAGATACTTACTATCTGTCAGCACTTTCGCACCGGCAGCCTTCATTGCGGCTCTCATGTTTCGTGTCGTCAGATAGATGCTGACTGCTTTGAGTTTTGCGTTATTTAATCGATACCCAGCCCCTTTGACGATAGCTGCTGTGCTCGCACTGCAATCAGATTCACAAGCTACCGTGATCTGTGCCGGATCGTAGTTACTTGCCTTTAAGTGCTGCCAGAATGAATACCGGTCATTGCTGTTTCCGGCAGTACCCTGATCGTACCCGATGAGATTATTCTGGGCCGCTTTTGTCGCCATATCTGCGATCATGGCTGCGATTTTGGCGTCATTGAATCTCAGGACGCAGAGCCACGGTCTACTGTACCAGTTCATGATCCGATATTCTGTGCCAGTCTGGTCTCCTGCTTTCCCGCCTGCATATCTTCCGTTCTCATCATGTCCGCAGTTACTGATTTTTACCATTTTTGTTTCTCCTTTCTGCGCCGTTCCTCTATAATCCTTGTAGAACACATCCATATCAACATTTCCGCTGATACCGGATACTTTTCCTTTACTGGAATACTGCCAACCGATTCCTACTTTTGGTTTTACCCTTGTTTGCATTGTTCCATTATCGGGGTCTGGGTAATGTGCAATCCAGCACTCATACTTTCTGAGTGCGTCAGTCAGAACGTTATTATACCAGTCCAGATTGCAGTAGATACCGACCTTATAACCAGCTTTCTTCATCCTAGTCAGAAATGCGACTGCAATGTTTTCGACTGCCTGCTTGCCGAGTTTTAGCTGATTAGACCATTCGAGATCATAGAACACCGGGAAGTCCAGTCCTCGCCCGTTCAGTGCAGCAATCACATCCTCCGCTTCGTCAATAGCCTGAGCTGGTGTCAGAGCGTATGAATACTTATACCCACCGATAAGGATTCCGTTGTTCTTGCACCCCTTGTAGTTGTACTCGAATGAGCCGTCAATGCCGGACCTCTGATGGATTCTCAAGATTGCGAATTTGATGCCGGATTTAGCCACTTTCGGCCAGTCCGGTTTTCCTTGATTGGATGATACGTCAATACCTTTAATTTCCAATTTATCAACTCCTTTTTATGAAATTTTCAAAGTTTCTTAATCAACAAAATGGGAAGAGGAAAATTATTTTACGACAACCTTCCATTTTTCCTCATCGTTAACAAGGAACTTAATTGCATTTTCTCCATCTGTAGTAAATGCCAAACTTGTTCTTGAATTATTTGAATCGTAAAAATCAAGATAAATATTATTCAATGCTCTTTGGCCTGAACGGAATCCTACTTTCTTAATATTTCCGTCAAATCTGGATGCCTTACTATTTAATTCATTAAGTGCTCCAACCACCGTCTTGTTGTTCGTCTGCAAGTTGCTGATGACCGCATTGGTCAGTTTCTCAACAATCCAGTTCCAGATTCCGCTGAACGGCGAAAGCTTGTTTGCCTTTGCCGCTGCATCGTAAATCATTAAGGAATCCGCATCCTCTGGTGTTGCTTTCTGTGAATACTCATTAAATTTTCCCATCTTGTAATCTCCTTTCTAACTCTTTGATACGTTTTTCTTGCTCGTCGACCTTTGCGCTAAGTTCCTGTATGGCTTTAATGGCGTAGTTGAGAAGATACGGACTGTTAATCTGCTTAACATCCATCTCGCCGTTTTCGTCATATCCGCCGCCCAGAGCCAAGTTCGGGTCGATTTCTTCCAGTTCGTCTGCCACGAAACCGATGTTTTGATGCCATCCACCCATCCACTCTTTCCAGTCGAACTGACGGACTTTCATGCGATTGACCGTTTCGAGAGCGTCTGTTTCACTGCTTTCGATGTTTTCTTTTAGGCGGATGTCGGAAACTTGTGAGGTTGTATATAAATAGTCTGTGCTAAAGCCAGATCCACCCCATTTAGCACGGATTCCTAAACGTCTGTATGTTGCCGCATCTCCATGTTTACTACCTGTTCCCGAAAAAAGATAGGCCACTTGCGAATCATCTGCGCTTACGGACGCTACCGGTTGTCTTTTGACTTTGCCGGATGTTTTTGCTTGATTTTCCAAGTCGTAAAACATAAGGGGCCCATTGACAGTTGCGTTTCCGCCTACGCTCAAGCTTTTGCCAATAGTTGCACTTCCATCTGTCGAAAAATTTGCTCCAAGTTCGCATCCGTCCGTAAAAAGTGAGTTTGTATTTATTCGAACTTTATTGTTCAGATAGCGAACAATATAGCCTTCCCATTTTTTGCTCGTATCACCTTCCATCCAAAGTTCAGGCACGTTATTTTGGACTTTCTGTGCGTACAGCCCGTATTTTCCAAGCATCAGTGCATTGTAGTTGTCTGCATCTGTGTAGTCCGTATACAATCGCAATCCGGCAGTGTTAAGAGACACCATCGGGTTTCCGGTGTTTTTATTAAGTACGACATATCCGGTATATCCTAATCTCGATACCTGATTTCCGTCAGCATCGTAAATCTTCAACTGACCGTTTCCATTATTCGTGCCGCCAAGACTGATGACGCCACCTTTCATGGCATTGAATGAGATAAACAGCGTCTGGTTCCCGCTTTCATCTTTTTCGTAGTACAGCCCTTTGAACTTCCCATCGTCTGACAAGATATCGACTATCTGTTCCTGTGTCAGTGACGCCACATCAACCGCAACGGAATATGTCTGATAGTCCGCAAGCTTCGTTTTCGACTGGTCAAAATACAGTGAAACTTTGAGCATGTCATGGGCTTTGAGCGACAGGCCGTTGACATTGATGTTCAACCGGTCAAGCGCTGCAGTCTGCGATACCGTGAGTGCCGACCATGTAGCGCCGTTGTCAGTGGATTTTTCTAGTTTCCACCATCCTTTTTGTGACTGCGCAACTTCGCCGTTTCCGTCCCTGTAGAATGAATCTACAATGAGCGGTGCCGGCGTTATCTTCTTGTCTGCCCCCATTAAAAGTACATCCGCATTGCTCCGGAAGAAGTAAGTCCTTCCGGCAGTCCCCGGTTCACCCTTAATCTTTGTCCAGCTGTATTTCGTCGGGTCTGTACTATCATCCGGCGTGTAATCGGTATACTGCCCGATATACAGCTTATTGACGCTATCATCCACGGAGAAACCTGTTCTGCCATCCGCACTGTTAGCATATGCGGTATGGAAGTATGGCGTTTTTCCGTTCGTTCCCGGTGTTCCCGGCACGCCCTGGTCGCCCTCGAATTTCGCCCACGTGTACTTGCTCGGGTCGGTACTGTCAACGCCGGAAAAGTCCGTATAAGTCCCGATGTACTTGTTTGGTGTCTTGCTCATCTGTGCCGCTGTCGGGTTCTGTACCGGTGCGTACTGGATATGCAGATACGTTGTCTTTCCATCTGTTCCAACGCCCGGGATTCCCTGCGGCCCGGCGTACTGTTTCGCAAGTGAGAACTGTTTCGATACGACAAGGTTATTCAGATATGCGGCTTTGATGTTCACCCATCCGCTGTCTGCGGTCAGCCCGGTAACGGTGTACGTCTTAGTTTCCTTATTCCAGCTTCCCTGTATGTTCTGTGATGTCGTAATCGTGTACGTACAGTTGTCTGTAATATCCTGTGTGCCGTACATGACGGTCGCCGTTGTGGTGCACTCAGGGAACTCTGTATAGTTGCCGTCGCTGTCAACTGGGATACCCTGATAGTCGTTATCAAGCTGCATGGTCATGTTTCTGGCCAGAGCTGCCATGTTCTCAACATCTTCAATCTTTTCATCAAGTGGCTTACCGCCGATCGTCACGCAACTTCCGTCAAGAGTAACTGATCCGGTGTCCATGTCTGCTTCAAATATCGCATTTCCGCTCTTGTCTCTTACGACGAGTGTTCCTGCGTTAATATAATCAGCATTAATGCCCTCCGCATAGAGCAGTCTGGTTATTAATTCGCCAGTCACCGCAAAGCCGTAAGGATACGTTTTTCCACCATCAATCGACACGGCAAACGCCTCCGCCGTCAGTTTCCAGATTATGTTAGATTCTGCTATGGTCGGCTTGTTGTGCATATAGTATATGATACTGCCATCCTGTTGTGGCTCCTGCGTCATATACAGGCCGCTCGAAGAATTGAGTGTTTCAGCTAATCTCCGTATAGCCTCTTCTCTTGCGGACGTTTCTTTTCGGACCATCTGGCGTGCCGCAACTATAGCTTTTGTGCTATTCCCGTAAAAATCACTACTGCCTCTGATCGGATCATCAGCCTGTGTCTTAACTGTAGTCAGGCCGCCTACATTTCCGGAAACGTCTGTCAGAGGAGTAAGGTACTTATTCCCTAATCGGTCGTAAGTGTATACCATGTCGCCAAACTCGACGAGCGGGTTGTATACCAGATCGCCTTCAAGATTCCGGAATCGTGCCCCTACAATCTGCTCGCCGATAATATTTGCCACTGTCTGAAGCTGATCGGTATCAATCAGCTCGTTCTCAAGTTCAAGGACGTATCCTTCCTCTCCGTACATGCCGGAATAATCAGTATTAGCATCGTCGTTTGACTGCCCGTTCATTACCTTGATTCCAGTTATGACTATATCATCACTGGAAAGCGCAGGTGGGTTCGCATAGGCCATCAATCTCTGAACGTCACTGCCTGGGCCGGATGTGAGAGCCAGGAATCCCTCTGCGTTAATAGTCCATCCTGGCAGAGAAACAAAACCGTCGGTATCAATAGACGGGTTAGCATCGCCGAAATGAACAAAACCATCTGTATCCACAGTCGCGGCATTGTCAGATTCCATTTTCCCAAAATCCCATTTTACAAACTGGAGATTCCCGGAATAATCAATCCGGGCATTCGCAGACTCAACCATAGCCGCATATCCGAACAACTGGCGAAACGTCATACTGTCAGGAACGCTTCTTATTATAATATCGCCATGGTCCATGGTCAGATTCATACCTATGCCGACAGTCTTACAAGCATCTCTGACAAGGTTAATGAGCGACTGCGGCAGTTTTAATCCGCTGGTATATGTCTTATTCGCCTTATACATATCATCCAGCGCCGTAACATTGATGATATCTGAGTATTGCTCTGGCGTAGTGACCGTATAGACTCCCTTGTCAATAGTTTCAATGATGTCTTTCGTAGCTGCCTGTGTTGCGATGATAGGATCACCGGTACTGTCCAGAATCGGGTTATAACTTTCGTCCAGCAGCGTGCTTACAGACTCCGGCGCCGCATACGACGTCTGAAGCTTCAGATAAGCATGAATCTTGGCTCCGTAAAAGCTGTAGTTCTTCCACTGCTCCTGATCGTTATTAATGCTCAGCGTCAGTGTTTTACAGATAGTAGCGCCGACCGGAAAGCTACTGCTCTCTGCACAGTCAGAAAACCCGTTGTCGCCGTTCATGATATCTTTATTGATAGTCTTTTTCGTCCCGTCAGGAAAGGTGATATCCACCATCATTCTGACTGGCTCGCCAGCTTCAAGTTTTTCCCTAAATGCGTTACTTGCATTAATCACAGTGGATTCACCCCCGTCATGTTAAACTCTAATGATGACATAATCTTTCTATCGTCCGACAGTTCCCCGATAGCTATGTTTTGTGTCTGACCTACGTAGAACGGAGCGTCTCTCCAAACTCCGTAATACGGCGAAAAATAATGTAGCGTAAATTTATGTCCTTTTGCTATCATTTGCAAAATCTTAGTTGCTTCCTCCATTGGGAGGTCGCTACCCTTATATGTATACTGCTCTACGGTAAACATCGGTGTAAAGTAGCCTACACCATATTGTGTCCTCTGACTGGATTCCGTGTAAGTCGTGGCAAAGGAGAGCGCAAGGTCTTTATCCGGCTGCCAAATTATTGTTCCATTGATTTTGTACTTTTCCATAACGCCCTCCTTTCTATGCCATCTCAAACGGGTTTCTGCCGCTTGTATCTCGTCTCATCTGCGCTTCTTTCATCATCTCGTCAAACAGTGTCCTGCGATTGATCTGCGCTGTAAAACGGTAGCTTCCACCGCCAGTCTGTCGTCCTGCTGTTTCTTCCCGGACGATCTTTCTGAGCAGAGCTTCCGGTGTCTCGATGTTATTGCCCTGTTTCTGGTCTCCTAAGACCGCAAGGAACTCGCTTCTTGGTGGAATAACTGCGCCCTTGGCTAAATACGGGACTGTCGGTACTCTTGGAAAAGTGGCTTTAAATCCGATAGTCTTTGAGCCAGTCGGAGTCGGTACTTTCCATGGGCCGAACGAGAGTGCTGATTCGATAGTTCCGATAGCATTATTGATAGTTCCAATAGCGCCGTTTACGATTCCAATAACGTTGTTAAAAACGCTTGCCACCGTATCTCTGATCCTTGCAAATGTATCAACTACCGTATCCCTTGCGCTTGTGAACTTGCTAACTATAGCATCCTTGATAGCTCCCACTTTTGCAGTTACCGTATTCCACATGTTTCCGAAAGTTGTCGTAGTTTTTTCACGTACATACTTCCAAACTCCACTAATCTTTTCTTTAAGATTTGTCAGCTTCTTTGTAACTCCGTCAACAAGCGCCCTTGTTTTCCCGACAACCCAGTCTTTCAGTTTTGTAGCAGCTTCCTTGATTTTGTCCCAGTTCTTGTACAGCAAAACGCCGATTGCTATAGCTGCGCTGACTGCGATTACGAAAATTCCGGCAGGACCGATAGCTGTTGCAATAGCTTTAATTCCGCCCATGATGCCACCTGTACCAGTCATTAACGAGATAAGCCCTTTTGCGGCCATAGCTATTCCAGACACGCTCTTAATAACACTCGATGCCAATCCTGCAATCTTTGCTGCAGCGAACGCCCCGATCAGGGCCGCACCGAACGCTTCAACGATCGACTGATGATCGGCGAGAAACGTAGCTACTTTTGCGACTAAATTAATCACTGTCGGAAGCCCTACTTCAATAACCCATTTCAACATCGGGAGAACAATATTTTTGTAAATCCATTCAAGAACATTCCCAACAGATTCCAAGATTGGTGCAAATGCACTTGTCAGATTACTGATAGATTCCAACAGCGGATAGAAGTCCAAATTTGCCGCCCATGTTGCCGTATCCTCTGCAATTTTATCAACAAACTGCATAACTACTACAAGAGCATCTGCAATGTTCTGAATAATCTGTGTCCCGACATTGTTCTTGTTCCATGCATCGGCAAAACCGGATGCAATGTTTCCTATTGTTATAAGGACATTCTGAGCAATCCTCAGCATGGTTGTAAGCATCGTTGTGCCTGTGCCGTTTGTCCAGACCTCTACAAGGCTTTTGCCTACACTCTTGGCGAGCTTTGCAATTCCAGACAGGGCAATCTGTGCTGCATCAATGGTATTCTTGCCCTCTTTTTTCCAAGCGTCCTGAAATGGTTTCCAGAGCCTTTTAAGAAGCTTTGCAAGCTTTTCAGCTGATTTGCTGATTTTATCCAGAGCAGTTTCGCCCTCCGCTACTTTTCCATAGTCAACATTGCTGACTGCACTCGGAAGAGATGTTCCGCCGCCGCCACTCCCGCTACCGGATGTCGACGGAGTTTTGCTTGCTGTTGATGATGCATCCTGCGTAGAATACCGATTAATTTCATCGAGTGGACTAAGATATCCTTTCGCCGCTTTCGCCGCATCTTTTGTTGCATCAGCTACATCTTCCGTAGAATCTGCCAACTTACCGGCGTTGTCCGCTGCCTGCCCGTAAGCATCTGCCGTGTCCTGTACTCCACTTGCATCGCCTGTGAGGCCTGCTCCACTTCCACTTGTCTGACCAGAAGATTTCTTGCCAGTGATAAGCTCCGTGAATGACTTGAAGGCATTTGCCAGAGTTGCCAGTTTGCCTAGCAAGATATTAATAACTTTTAGAACAGGTGCGAAAATATTAATCAATCCCTGTCCGACTGTTGCCTTGAGAGACTGTAACTGCAATTGCATCACTCGCACCTGGTTCGCCCAGCTGTCTGAAGTACGAATGAAATCTCCAGATGCAGCCGATAACTGTTTCTGCACAAAAGCCAAGCGGAGGGCAACTTTCTCCTGTTCAGTCATGGCAGATGTGGTTTTGCCATAGCCATTTGCAAGTGCATACTGGTCGAGGGCCGACTGGCTCATTACCACGCCAAGGTCCTTGAGTGTTTCTGTTTCACCTGTAAACACTGATTTTAGCTTGATATAAGCCAAGTCCTGACTAATGTTATAGAATGATGCTACGTCACCAGTCAGCTGCGTCAGAGCCGTTGACATATCATAAGCCTGTGCTTCGGAGAAACCGAACGACTTAGACATTGCTCCGAACGTACCGACATACCTTTTTGCCATTGTTTCAGATAATCCGGCTGAGGCCATGGCGTTCTTTGCAAATTCGTTTACCTTGTCAGACATGGTGGTAAATGTAACATCGACCACGTTCTGTACTTCTGCCAGATCAGAGCCAAGCTCTATAGACTCTTTACCAAACTGAATTAGCTTACCAACAGCAAATGCAGAACCAACTAAAAAACCAATTCGCTTTACTATCGTTCCTAATCCTTCAAACTGACGGCCTAAAAGATTTACTTTTCGACTTGCACCGGAAATGTCCATTTTATTAAATGAGCTAGAAACCGTGGTGCCTGTTTTTTTTGCCGAATTCCCCATTTTGTCCATAGAGTTTTCGACTTTTTCTGATTTTTGCTGTAAAGATTGAAACGAATCTTCGAGTTTTTCAAATCCATCGTGAAATATGCTATTAATATTTGCATTTATTTCCTTGACCGAGTTTGCTAAATCTTTAAATGCCGCTTGTACTTCTTTGACGCCAGACGATATTCCGTCAGTATCTATCCTGGTATCAATAATAATTGAGCCATCAGCAGCCATACATTCACCTCCTAACTATTTGAGGTTCAACATCTCATTCAGCGCATCCTTGTACGCTTGCTCTTCATCGCTGAGACGTGTTTTTATATCAATAATGTTCTTGTTTTCCTGATAGAATTTCTTTTCCCATTTATCGAGCTTTTCACCCTTTGCCTTTTTTGACCGGATTCCAACTACGGTATTAAAAAGGCACTCGCCGGATTCCATAAAATATCCGAAAAACGTCCACCAGTGCATATAAGGCACTGCTCTGATTTCTTTGCCAGCAACCTTGTTTACAGCCGGCACGATCATGTCTCCGTCTTGTTCCCAGTCCATCAAACGGGGCTTTGGGTGGTTCGGGTTATCGTCCAACTGTCCGCAGTCGATGAACTCCGATGCTTTCTGACAAGCTTCGTCCAGGCACTCAGCCGGTATGCTTTGCCAGTCCTCAAACAGGATCTGTAACATAACAACTGCTTTTGCCTGCTCGTCCAGTTCTGGGTCGTTCATAGCTACGAGAATATCAATGATTGCTCGAAAATCCGTTCTAATAGAAAAATCCACCCCACTGATGTTTAGTGAGGTGGGAAGCTCATAGGCGGTCATTTTGTATACTTCTCCGTATACTTATTAACTGCTGCCTGCATTTTCTTTTTTCTCTTTTCGATTTCCGGTGAAATTGCTTCTGCGATTTTATCCAGAACAATGTAAGCGAATACCTGACCATTTCCGAAAACAGTAGTTGCCGTGATCGGTTCCTTGAACAGGTCCTTTGATGCTTCGTATCCGAGCAGGTAGTTGATCTTGTCTTCAATCTGTTTATTGAGTTCCGCCATCTCTTTACCAGAAGTGACTTTCTGAATAGAATCTTTGAGCTGCTCAAAATATTCTGTCAGTTCCTCTGCACGTGCTGCTACATTAATGTCCGTCGGATTAAGTTTGAAAGAAGAAAAAACTTCATCTTCATTGTTGGTGAATGTAAAAATGAGAATTCCATCATCAATTTTTGTATTAATTACTTTTGCCATTTAGCATGTCCTCCTTGTATATGTGCTTATTCGCTGTCGGCTGTGAACGTACCGGAACTAATATCAAACTTTCCTTTTACACGTTCGCCAACATAGTTGACGGTAAACGGAATCTGATAGCCGGATGTGTCACCACCGTAGGAGGTCGGCACAACGTAGCAGTCCTGCTGATATGCTTCATACTTGCCTGCTGTAGCTTCTGTCCAAAGGTGAACCTCAACTGCTTTTGTCTTGAGGTTATCGTCTTTGAGACGTCCATCTACGATCTTCTGTAATGCCGTGAACAGATCAGAAGTAGTGTCTGCATAGAACGGATCAGCGTCAGAAGAAACTTCGTAGCCGTTATGTTTGAATGTGGATTCTCCAAGAATGTTTTTAGATGTTTCGGTATCTGGATTGAGTTCTACGTTATACTCTTCCAGATCTTTTCCAAGACGTTCATACTTCGGTGTCAGTCCTCCACAGAGAGAACCTGCATCGATATAATGAGCCATATATTTACGGTCAATTTTGCCTGTAACTGCCATAGAAATGTCCTTTCTGCCTATAACTTTTAAAAGGCTGTGTAGGTTAGCGACTATCTCCGATTGATAGCTGGTTGTTACTTGTTATATTACTTCATAAGTATTTTCGTAGCGTACCGTTAATGGTAATAACCAATCCTGTACACCACTCTCCTGTGGTTCTAAAGCATAGGAATTATCACGGGTGATACGTTTTATCACTCGCCCCTGAGAAAGCTCAGGAAACGCATTTAAACGTGTCTCAGAGCCATTTATGGTAACTGGTTCTCGGCATATCCATTTACCGAGATTGTCAAGGAACTTCTGAACAGATAGTTTCTGCCTTTCTTTGTCAGATGCTGTACGATATACCACGTAAAATGGGTACTGACAAATTTGGTGCATTATTCCGCAAACATCTTCTTTTTCTGAATAGACCAACGCTCCGTTATCTGCCGAGAACGCAATTCCCGATTCCTTGCCAAGTTCTTCAAATTTGATTGTTTCATTTTCGTATAGTCCTGGATACTGATTCAGAAGTGCTTTCATGGCATCTGTCAGGATTTCATATCCAGTTGCATCTTTTCCAATAGGCTTATCTGCCATGTCTGCCGCCTCCTGCCTGTGCTTTTACTTTGCGAATCCATGTGCTACCATATTGTCGTTTAGCGGCGTCGAACCACTTTGCCTGTGCCTGCGGGTGTGCCTGCTTGGTGTATTCAAGATTTTCCTTTGCAGCTGTCCGACCAGAGAACTGACTGACAAGGACTTTCTTTGCTCCACGTCTTGCATAGGGGCTTCCGGTCAACTCGTCAACCATTCCTTTTCCTTCATACAGAAAACGCCCATAAGGAGCCGCCGCTGCACACACAAGTCCAGTTCCTTGCAAGGATGTACTTTCAATTCTTGTTCGGTTGATAAAGTCCCCTGTAATCATCGGCATAAATGGAACCATACTGTCCATGACCATTCCGTCAAGGAGATATTGAGCTTCTTGGTACTGCCTGGAGAATCTGTCCATATTTAGCTTTATTTTCATATCTCCATCAACTACGGAGAACCCTTTAAAATGATGAATTTTACTCATATTACTTACCCAAAATCTCAAAATGCGGAATCAGTGTATACGGACCGCCTACACTGGTAATCTTAAACACGTTATCCTTATTCTCATTCATGTACTGGTAGAATCCATTTCGATAATCACTGTCAGATACCGTTCCACCATTCCACTCACCCTCCCAAAAAAATGACTCGTCCGAGAATGTGATAGTGTCTTCCAGAGCGTTGTTAATCTGCCTTTTCCACTCTTTAGGCGGCACCCATGGAAGAATCTTGCCGTCTCTATCGGTAATGGTTATGTCACCATTCTGGGCAGTGTATCGAACGTGTAACTGTGCGTTGTCAGTTGCGTCTGGCCCGTACTTTTTAAGGATTGCCCCTTTGTCCGTAATGAGGTCAACGCCGGATAAAACATGAGGATACCAGTACGCATCTCCTGTCGTGGCTGATTCGTAATAATTAAAAATCGTCACCGTTTTTTCGTACATGATACCCTCCTATCCTTCACATATTGCTTTTGAAAATCTGTCGTGGAATGCCTTGATTCTAACAATATTACCTTTGCATTCTTCCGGCACTTTCCCGTAAAAGACAATGCTTTCTGGGTGTAATCGTTCAATCATAGCATTATAGCCGGAAAGAAATAGTTCTTTCTTTTTCTTGCTATTCATGCAGCCAACTGAAGATACCGCCACTGTTCCACCCTCTGGTTCTCCATCAAAACACCAATCGTAAGAATCAAGTGTACTCCATGATATTGTTGGAATAACACGGCAACCATATTCTTGCAAATATGCACCTATCCAGTGCTTGCGGTAATGGTTGTATATCTGGATAGCTTTAGGGAAGTCGGTGTAGGTGCTGAAATCTGGTGTTAGAATGTACCGGAATTTGCTCAGCTTATCCACGTACCTGTCTGGATTTCTCCATAGTGCATCAAACTGATAATCGTCCAAAAAGAAATGAACAGCTTTCTCTTCTGGATTATTGCATTTTCCTCTGGCATAATTAAAACCGACAAATTCGCAATTGCCCTCGAATGTCTCAGGTTGTATCTGCGGTATACCATATTCACCAATGCCAGGAAAGATACGGCGGTTTAGATTTTCGTAAGCTATGCTTGTCTCTTTATTTGCCATAGGCTATTTTCTTCGACGTCTGCGGCGGTTTACGCGGTTGACTTTTGCATCTGCTCTCGAACCACTGGACAGCGTCCTGTTCGATGCTGTTTCTCTGTCTAAGAATGTATTTGTCGCCTTACGATCAGCCTTATACGCTTTTTGATCTTTTCTCATCTCAGACGCGGAGATATTTTTCACAGTAGCACCGTTGGATACTGCTCTTTTTTTGAATTCACTCGCAGACATATTCAGCGGAGTAGGCTGTGGCGCACCACCTATTCCAATCTGATAGTAGTGCCGCCCGTTCTTGTTTGAGAAATAATACCTCGTTGTTTCACCATTTCTGATTACATCAAGTCCGCTGGTTCCGCTGGAACTTAGTCCACTACTTCCACCACGTCCACCCATAAAATCACTCTTTCTGCACTGTCTGCTTAATAACCTGATTCACACCAGTAGCCGACAATCCGTTAAACATACCGACCGCAACCGCTGTGATATAATCCGTTGCCGGGAAGTCCGGGATAACTCCCATTCCGACTGCTCCGAGAATTCCACCAATAACCGCCATGATTACTGGAATCCATTCATCAGAGATTCTTTTTGATGCTTTGCAGCCCATTCCTACGATATAGCAAATCATAACGATTGCTATACATGAGCCTAATGTTGAAATGTCCATTATTTATCACCCCTTAACGCCTGAATAGCATTCATAAAATCAGCTGTATTTTTAGCCATTTTCTCAACATTTTCAGGCTTTTTAAGTTCTTCAATAGTTTCACGGAATGCCTGCTTTACTTCGGGATTTTCTCTGAATATCTTTTTCATATTTTCCCTTGAACATTCAAGGCAAATGTCGGTACTCCAATGTGGCTTAAGTTCTTTTCCGCACTGTCTGCATTTCATACTCACACCCCCGCATAAAGAATCGGTATTCCATCATCCGTCCTTACTCCCATCAGAAGCGGCAAAGCTGTCTTTAAGAGCAAGTCGTTCGTTTTCTGCACATCTCCGGCGGCAGCATACACCGCACTCCATTCCTTTGCACTTGCCCCAATTTGCTGTGGCGTTGCGTAAGAGATGGATTCACTGCCGGAAGACACAGATGTTACAATGCCTGTCGTGCTACCACCGGACCCGATTGCGGTTGACGTACCGCTCACAGCGGCATTGGTAGCATTCTTCTCAGCAAGTTCAATCTGATACATTAATTCAGTCAATGAACAGACCGCCTTTTTGATACGTTTTTGCGAACGTTCGTTTGTTGGCAGTCCGTCCACCAACCTGTCAAACGTCATTGTGTCCACAAAATCACTGGCTCTTTCTGCCAGTCGTGGAAATTCGGTTTCTGGCACGACATTGCCGAATGATTCTGTATAGAATTTATAATCTGCATAAGCCATGCCAGTTACCTCCTACATTTATGATTTTGCTGTTACAGTCGCACTTCCGGCATTCAGTGCTTTGTATGTTCCGTCACACTCAACTACTGTGATCTTCTGTTCAGTTGCCGCCTTAATGTCAGCTTTTCCGTCCCAAGAAGTCCAGTTTCTGAGGTTCTGGCCATATCCGACAGTTACTGCATCTGCTGCAACTTTGTATTTATATACGTTGTTGGCATTTTCCTTAGTCGGATTTACGGTAATTTTTGTATCACCGCTTGCTGTTCCAGCCACGGAATTTACTGTCAGAGTGCCAAGCGTTGGTGTCTCATCAATGGTGATTACTGCGATTGCGTCAATGTACTCCGCAAAAAGAGTAAGTCCCATAACCGCAAACGCCTCAGACACTGCTGTGTGATAGTTGCCCTGAGTATGGAATCCGATCAGGTTTGTCTCACCGGAAACGGTATACACAAGACCTGCTCTTGCGAAGTCAGATTCGTTCGGGTCAACATAGTAAAGTACGATGTTCTCGACAGGAGTAGCGATAACCTGTCCACGTGGGATCTCACTGTCAGATAACAGGAAGATGGTATTGAATCCCATGAAATCCTTCATGTATTGGAATCCGAACTGGTTCTGAATAGAAATCTCAGCTGCTCCGAGGTATTCATATACGTCCAGAATGTTCACAAATCCAACAACGCCAGTCACATTTCTGTGCATCTGTTTGAATTTGTTCTCTACACGGCCTTTAGCCATTGCCAGAGCCATCTGGAATGTTGTTTCTGTGGAAGTAAGTGTACCGGTTTTCAGATAGTCATAAAATCTGCTGGTAACGTCAGTCTGAAGCTGGAAAAGGAATTCATCATCGGTCATCTGAACAGCGTTCTCATAACCGTGATCCTTGATTGCTTCGATAGATACAGCCTTTGCGTACTTTTCGATAGTCATTTCCGCATAGTTCTTTTCTTTTACAACGAATTTGCTGTAAGGGATCTCCTCGCCCTCGCCAACTTTTCCACTCTGTAAAGTACCCTCTGCGTATTTTGACTTGAGTACAGCACCCGGCTGCTTTTTGATAGGTCTCATGATACCCAGAATGTCACGTAAGTGCTGCCAGTTTCTTTCGAATCTGGTAACAAAGTCAATCTCACGTGCTGTGACCTGAATATCATTAGTCATAATAAGATTAGTTTTTGCTGGCATAAAAAAATCCTTTCTACCCATAATTGTTAAGGTATTGGGTTAGCGGCTATACTCTGGTGTATAGTCGGTGTAAAAAATCACTGGAATAGCTGGATATTCTGAGCAATTGCAGCCTGCCTTTCGGATGGGTCTTTGATCGCTTCGATATCTTTCTTTGTCATGCTTCCTGGTGTCTGCTGCTGTCCAACGTGAGTGGTAAATCTCGCCTGATTCTGCTGAGATTCATCCACAAAAGCAGACGCGTCAGACTGCTTCATCTGTTCGATTAAGTCGTTCAGTCCAAGGATTTTGCCGTCTTTTAGTTTCAATCCTGCTTCCTTGATGTCTGCCATAACAGACTTCTTAGCCGCTTCACTGGAAAACTTAACATCGTCGAGTGCTGCTTTCAGAGCATCTGAGAAATCACGGTCATAGATTTTTGCATTAAACTCTTTTTCTGCATCTGCCGCTTTCTGCTTCCAAGTCTCTAACTCGGTCTTAACATTCGCCGGGTCGATACCGTCAAAACCTTTCAGGGTTTCCTCTGCTGTCTCAGCACGTTCTTTCCAGCTGTCTCGTTCTCCTTCGACCTTTAACAGAGTTTTTGCTACTTCTTTCGCATTCTTATAATGCTCAGAGAGTGCTTTCTTCACATCTGCCTGTTTGTCCTCCGGGATCTCGATTCCAAATGATTTTAATGTGTCAATAAGTTTCTGCATACATATCCTCCTGGTCGTGTTTATTGACCTGCCGCCGCAGGTATGGATTAAGCCAGTTAGACCACTGGCAAGGTAATCGAAAAGGGTGGACTCGAACCACCGACGTCAAGGACTATGCGTCCTCCGCTCTTCCACCTGAGCTACATTTCGTCAACCCGGATTCCCGGGTTAGCAAGGTGTTTAACGTGTCATGCCTGCCACGAGTTGTTCCGGGCGCCTGTCCGCCCATTTACCTTTTACAAGGAGGTGCGTACTGTCTATGCGAGCGAGCAAGTCATATAGACAGTAATGGCACGTGTCGGAAATTGCATCCGCTTTTCAACCTCATGCATCTTATGTGACAATCCGGCCACTGCATTTTCTATTAAGGACACGCACCCGAGAAAGGAGGAATCAATGAAAAATGTCTATGTCAAGTGGCGGAAACCACTTACGAATCTTCCTCATAAATACATTGTACCACAAACCTTTCCAAAAGTTGTGGTACATGTTTTAGCCAATTAGAGCATATCCCGGAGTTTTTCCACGTATCTCTTGACAAGATCACGTTCTTCCCGGCACTCTGCGTCCTTGGACATGTCGCTCATTTCTGTTGTGAGTTCGTCCAGGTGTTCTTCCAGAGCAGCAAGCATCTTTCTTTTGCAGTCCTCAGACTTGCCGGAACGATAGCTCTGTTTCTGCGTCATATAGTCATCGTAAGCGTCTCGCCCATCAGAACGGCTGTAATGTCCTCTAACATAATGCTCACCGCGTCTGGCATAAGAACTACCTCTGTCGTAATCCGGCATCATTCTGCCATCATTTGAGCTGTATCTCCCCATGCTGTCGCGCTTTCTTCCACGTTCGCTGTAATCGTCATTGTAGCCGCCGCGCATCTCATCAAGGACAGTGTTGTAGTACTCCACTTTTTTGTCCCAGTACTGTGTATTCTTGATATCTTTGTACATGTCAATCAGCTTATACGTCATATCCAGATTTCCAGTGGTCAGTCCACTGTCAGCGATTTTGGACAGTTCATCTTCAATTCTTGCGCATAAATCTTTAATATCTCTCATAACTGCACCTCCTACGCTTCTCTGGTTACAACAATGTTTGCGTTTGCAACAGAAATTGCCTGATCGCTAGTGTTCTCTACCGCGATATTAACGCAGCATCCACGAGGTACATCAATATAGATGCCAGAGGACACATTGTTGTACTGGTCTACTGCTGCCGGTGTAGAGATCATCTGAGAAGATAATACAGGTTCGCCAGAGATTGCAATAGCCAGAGAAATAGCTCCGACAGTACCGCCTGTTGGAATTGCGATATTGCCAGAAAAATCCACAAAGAATCTCGCTTTGCACTGATTAGTCAGTCCTCTCAGCGTAATAATTCCACTTCCCTCTCTGTGCTGAATACAGTTAGAGCCTTTAACTGCTGTGTTTGAAAATACTACGTTTCCATTTGCTGCTACAGTCTGAGCAGCTACATTTGTAAATTCTGCCATAATTTTTACTCCTTTCATATCACAAAAGGACAGGTCTCAGCCTGCCCCTCTGTGTAATACGGCATAAGCCGACATTCGAATCAATCGAAAGATACTCTCGATATGAAGTTATCAGCAATTACATCCAGTGTTGCATCCGCATCCGTAGTATGTGTTCGGGTTAGGAACCTGATATGCCGGAATCGGTGCTGGATTGATTGCATTAATGAGCTGCTGTGTCTGAGAAGCCATTGCAGTTGTGAGTAATGCACTCTGGCGATCCTGAGAAGCAGCACGTCTGAGGTCATTGTTTTCAGCCTGAAGAGAAGAAATCTTTTCATTGCAAAGATAATCAAGAATTGCTCTTGTTCCTGCGTTCTGGCTGTCAATAATGTCTCTTGTGTTACTGTTCATTGTGTTCTGCAATGCACAGGTATTCTGTGCCATATTGTAGTTCATACCCTGGATAGCTTCTCTGGTTTCACAACAGCAGTTTGCAAGCTGCGCCTGCAATGCGTTTGTGTTCTGCATATTGGCTACAGTATCGGCATTAATAGCCTGCTGGATTCCAAAGCCGGTCTGCATGATGTTGGTGTTGATTCCATTGAATCCAGTAAGCATACCGTTATTCATGGCATAGAATCCATCACACAGGCCGCTATTGATTCCGTCAAGTTTGCTGATTACTGCGGAGTTATCGAATCCTCTCTGAATGTCCGCCTGAGTAGCTGCTGTGGCTGTATATCCACCACCGTTGCCATTGTTGCCCCAGCCATTGTTTCCCCATCCGCAGAAAGCAAAAATGAATAAAACAATAATCCACCAGCTGCCATCTCCACCAAACATGCCATCATTTCTGTTGTTTCCAGTTAAAAGAGCAACATCTGATGCTGTTAAATTTCCATCCATAGTTATATCTCCTTTATTGTGTATTTACATCAATCTGGCCAGATTGTAATGTACTATTTCATATTTTTTAGCAGATTCTGAAACTGTCCTGCCATCTGCTGAACTTGGTTAAGTTGCTGTTGGGAAATCTTCCCAGACTGTAACATCTTCTGGACTTCTTCCTTCGGGTCTCCCTTAAAATTCTGTTTAAACTGCATAAACTGCTGTATCATCTGCATTGGCCCATTTCCCTGTGGCATCCCACCACCGAGGGCATTGAATAATGGATTACTCATCTGCGTTTCCTCCCTTGACCGCTGATTCCTGCACGGTATTAGCTCTAACAGGTTCAGAAAAAGAATTTAATCGGTTTATGATAGCTTCGTATTTGCCCTTTAAATCGTCATATTCCTGTCTGGTGACGTATTTACTGTCCATGTTCTGAACAGGCTGTTTAGGCGGCATCTGAGTGCCTACCTCGCGATATTCAAACGTCCGTAATGGCTGTGGCATACCGGAAACGTCTGTGGATTTTATGTAGAACTTTTCACTCTCACTGTCCATCAGCAAAACGCTTGTCCCGGGTGCTACCAGATAGGATTTTGCGCCGACTTCGCCGGATACCCACAGGATACCGTTATTGTTTTGCTGGGGTTGCTGTACTGGTTGAGCCGGCATTGGTATAGCAGTTTGCGGAAACTGATTTTGTCCTGATATTGCCCCAAAATTATATTGATATGGATATATTGCCATCTTACACACCACCTTTCTGATTATATTTTTGCATAGATGTATCAATCTAAAAAGTTCAAGAAAGTGCCAAAAAAGTATTGACATATCACTCAATGAGTGATATTATAATATCAGAAAGAGGAACAAGAAAGCTAAGGAGGAAAAAGACATGAAGAAATATAATTTATCAGCAATAATGAAAAGAGCATGGGAGTTAGTCAAGAAAATGAGAATGTCTATTTCCTCTGGTCTCAAGAAAGCATGGAGGGAAGCAAAAGGTATGTGTAAAGAATTATCGGAACTGGTTGGCAGTCCAAAACAGATCGCCTGGGCTGAGGATATCCGCAAGAAAATGATCGAGTATGGAAACAGTTGCATTAATTTTCATGAATCCAAAGGCAGAAAGAAAATGCCGGAGCGCATGAAAAAAGCCATGGAGACTATTTACGAGATCAAGGAAGCAAAATGGTTTATCGAAAACCGTTATTATGCTTACAGTCCAAGAGAATTAGACGTTGAATTAAATAGTGATATTGATTGTGAAAACAATATTTGCGAAAGAAAATTTAAAGAAGCTTTGAACGATTATAAAAAAAAGATGGAGCGGAAATAAGATGTTGAAAAAATACGAATATGAGAAATTCTTGAACATGGTAAAACACGATCTTGAGAATCAGGAGAAATCAAACCTTTTGCCGATTGATTTTCCAGATGATGCAGAATTAATTTCTCCAGTTAGAGATGAAAAAATAATTGATGCAGTGTACCGATTTTTGTCAGTTCGTAGCAGCGGTTATATCGACATACCAGTTGAATTAGATAGTAAGTACCATACATGTCTGTGGGATAAGATTTATAAACAAATTGAAGCTTTATTTCCAGAAATCAGAACAGAACAGGTGTATAGTATAGTTAGATATACCAGGACTAGATTCATCTATAATGAAATGAAAAGAATAAAAGCTGACACAGGAAATTTATGTTCTTATGTTGTTTACTCTGATTCAGATGAAAAATTTGCGTCAGATGAACGATGTCCAAAAATATTTTTGCAACAAACCTGGACAGAAGAAGAGGACGAGGTATTTTATTTCAGAATCCTTCCGTCCTCAATGGGATTCTTCGCATATCAGGTAAAAGAAGAGGATGTATTTCCTGGAAAAGTTCCTTCAGATCCTCTTGATTTTCACGAAATTAGAACGTTATCTGGGCTTACGCAGCAAGCTTTTTCTGAAAAATACGGTATTCCTAAAAGGAGTATTGAGAACTGGGAGGGTGGTAAACGCAATCCTCCGGAATATGTAATTAATCTTCTCGAGAGAGTTGTAAAAGAAGATTTTTGTTAAAAAATGGGAGAGGGTAAAAATATCCTCTCCTTACTTTTAGCATACTTTGATTATTTTATTATTTACCCGGCGGCTCAATCGTTTCGCTGTAGATATGCTCACGTTCATCTGTTCAGCACAGTATTCAAGCGTATATTCTTTGCATCTCAGCCGGAACAGTCTTTCTTCATCCGGTGTAAAATTACACTCTGTCAAGAACCTGTCTATATCTTTCTTAGTGAATACATATAACTTCATGAGCATACCCCTTACCAATGTTAACGCTGATTCTGTGCAAGATACTCCGTGAGCTTCTGTTTTGTTTTTTTTAACTCCTCGACATTATTCCCACTAATCTGACTGTCCAACATGGTCGACAGCACTTCCAGAATCAGCGAATCGCGTTCCGCAATCCTCTGAAGACTCTCGTAATCTCGTTTATCATGTTCTTCCAGTGTCTCTACTCGCTTATTAAGCCGAAACGCCGGGGTAATCCACTTAAAGATTACAGCCACCGCCCCTCCGACAATGGACACCCCTCCGCAGATCGAGAGGAAAATCTGTACAAATTCTGATATGCTCATTTAGTTACTCCTTTTCCCAGTAATATACCGGAATCTCATTACCGGAATCCCATGTGTCAAAATATTTGCCATCTTGTACCGTCACTACATGACCGTCTATGCAGAGGATGTATGTACCTGTTGGATGGTCTGTGCAAAAGTCATTGACTGTATAGATATATCGCTCTGACTGTTCTATCAACTTGCGCCTGTATCCATGCTTATAGAGATACGCTCCCCAGACATAATTTGCACTTGGCATATCTGACAGAGCGCACGCCTGTATCATTAATCCAGCGAATACCGTTTCCCAGTCGAACCCGGTTGCTTTACATATTGCCCGGACAGCACAATCTCCGACTCGATTCCCGGCAGGATTCGGATTGTAATATTCCCATCTATCCATCAGTCAATCCCCTTTGCTGTTTTATATCGTCTTGCCGCTCCTCTGGCTTTTGCGGCGTTCTGACGGTTCCACTTAGCTATCATGAGCCGGTCTTGCAGTTCCCTCAGGTTATTCTGCTTGCAGTAATCCTTGTATGCGGCATTTTGTTTTTGGAGAAGAAAAGACTTCCGGTCAAGGTCTTGCTGGAGTGCGAATTTTGCTTTTTCATTCGGTGCATTGTCGACTCCTGCTTGTAATCCAAGAACTTCACGCTTCGTTTTGCGGATTCTTCGCTCATAAGTGCGTTGTCGTTGCTCTTTTTCATACTGCTTTCCCTTGTTGGCTTTGTCCTGTGCTGACAATTCCGCATAAGGATTAAATTCCCCGTCACTGGCTCCGAAACTATGCCGACAGTTGACTCCTGACAGTCCGCTTGCTGTCCCATATCCGGTCAATGAAAACGGTGGAAATTTCTTACTCTTTCCAGAGCGAGAGTATATCTTGCCTTGCCAAAACGAGTGATTTCCCGGATTCTGACCTCCGTCGCCTGTTCTGGCTCCTATGTGCGCACTGACCAGAACTAAATCCCAGTCCATTTCTTCCATGCGTTTTAGCGATATATCGCCAGTAGCCTGTGCTACGCCAGTTCTGACAGAACGCGCAACTGCGGTTTCAATCGTGTCTTTTCTGCCAGATGGATATGTGACGGTGACACCATCTGATACAACATTATTAACTGCCTCTTTGATGGCTTGCGTATACCCAACCGCTCCAGTCATTACATGATTATATGCAAGGTCGCATTGTTCGATATAGAGCCTCTGAGCGGCACTTGCGGTGGTTCGTGTGAAATTCTTCCACTCACCCATAGTCGCAAGCATATTCCGTTCCATGAGCCTTATCATAGCTGGAGACTGCTCAAGCGGTACAGGACTTAACCCTGCTGCCTTATATACCTTATCATCATAATTCATTGCAGTGATTCCGGCATCCTCAAACGCTTCAAGAAGTTCCTGCTGTTCACGTTTGGTGTATTTTGATAATTCTGCCAGAATGTCCTCTAGCAGTTCACCAGATTCCTGTAGCGTTCTGATTCTCCACGCATCGGCATTGGTTAGGATATAATCCTCGCCTCTGCCGATTCTTGCCATCATTCGCGACACGATCTCAGAGATGATATACTGGTGCAGTTCTTCTGCAATTTGTTCACTGCCCTCTGTAATTTGCCGTAAATATTCTGGGCTTAACATAACTACTCATCTCCAAACAGTTTTGGTTCGTCTGGCTGAGCTTCTTTGACCATTGCTTTCGCTTCTTCCTTAGTCATTCCCTCGAACTTCACGAAATACAACCATGCCGGGACCTTGCCGGTAGTCACATACTGCCACCATCTTGCACGGTCGTTTTCACGCACATACAGGATATCTCCGAAATCATAATTGACTTCATAAGCTCCGACAGGTGCAAGTCCGTACAGGTCAGCGTAAACATTCAGCGCGTAGATAACTTCGTCCAGACAGGATTCCAGTTTGTCTCGAACATCTTTAATGAACTGCACTGTCCTCTGCTGTTCTGCTTCCACTCCTGTAGCTGTCTGAATGCCACTAGATTCGTTGAAAACAAAGTACCCGTTGGAGAATCCAATTTTGTACCCTAACTGGCTTAAAAGGGCATTTATGCCACTTATACGGGTATCCGTGTTGAGTTGTGGATTGATTTCTTGATAGAATTCTTTTTCACCCTCCCCGAATACATTCTTTACAAAGTGCGGTAATCTCATCTCGTTTCGCCTATTTTCCATGCCCTGTGGTGACATGGCTGATACAGGTGCGCCGCTTGGCATCAGCAGTCTATCATCTGCCAGGACGATCTTCTGAGAATCGAAAATTTCTCCGGCGTTTCTGCTGTATGCAATGTCGAGGTCTTTTAATTCTTCGATAGCTTCGGCAAATATCGGAAGTCCAAGTGGTGTACTGATATCCACATTGTTCGCCTGTGGCGTCCGTAATACTCCATACAAAGCTCCGTCCAGTTTCTCCCCGTTTGCTTTTAGAATCGGTGGCGTATCTGCCATGAGGTCAGCCCACTTGGTCTGTTTAAGGTCAATCTTATCTCCGATACTCTGAGGGGATTTTGACACATAGGCTCTGTTGGAGACATAGTACGGATAGGTTGTCACGCCGTCCACGGTAGTCTCAACAAACCTATGATATTCAAGCCTTGTATAGTATTTCCGCCCAACGGTATAAGAATCCTTAAAAATAATCCCTTTAATCTCCTGATTGTCATAATCTACAATCATCACATCTGCCGGAGTAAATACGTCAAGGCTCTCCCCGTTTGGCTTAATAAAAACTGTTCCGTAAGCGCAGCCGTATTCTACCCAGTGCCGAATCTGGAAATATACCTTGTCAATCTGCTCCTGTAGCCATGTAGCCCTTGCGGAGCCGTCAATCTGAATGCCGATCGCCAGTGTTGCGAGTCTGGCAGTCTCTGAGCAGACAGATTTCGCAAAGTTAATCGTCTTGATATTATTCTTATCATCTAGCCATTCTGGTACGCCCCTGTATATGTTCGCACACCGGTTAATCAGCGATTCCATCTCCGGAAATTCTGCTGCCTGGATTTTAAAGTCCTCTTCGGCTTGTTTTTTGAAAATCATGTTAAACCACCTTTTTAGTGTTGTTATAAGTCCCATTATGCACTGTAACCTCTCCTGTTAAATAACGGCTCATAAGCATACCTAAGTGCCGAGATTGCGTGATCGTTTCCATCAGGATAACCGCTTATTACATTTCCCTCTTTGTCCCGATCATACTCATACTCTGTAATTTCTTTGTATGCATTCGGTGTCCGCTTCGGGTCAATGACTATAGTCTTTGTTTGCAAGAATTTAAAACCATACTCGATACTTCCTGGTCCTTTGATTGCTCCTCTGGCAGGAAGTCCGGCATCCCGGAAGTCATTCACGGACTTAGGTTCCGCAGAATCACATATCATCGTGTAATCGTCATAGCCTTTTTTCTTAATCCAATCAGCAGTCTTGGAGTTACTCCATTTATTTACATACAATTCGTCAATAAGATATATTTTCTCTCTGGCAGAATCATAATAAGTTCGGAGATAGCAGAAGGCATCCGGGTACCATCCATAATCTACACCAGCGAAAATGCGATCCATGTGGCTGATCTCTTCGTCTGTGATATCTCTAATCTCCAGATATTCAAATACATTTCCGCCGTCACCATTCGGAACACCCAGGTATTCATGCTCATAGGCTTCTGGATTGATTTCTTTCAGATGTGCTGCAT